GTGGGGCTGTGCCTGGTGTTCCGGCGGGGGCTCTCCCGTTTTTTGTTTTTTTTTTTTTTTTTTGGGGTACGAGACGTATTATTTATTATAATATTACATCGAGTAAAAGAGGATAGGTAACTAAGTGTATCAAGTCCATCTTCCCTGGTAGTTCCCGAGTTGGTTGTGGCGGCAATAAGCCCCATAACTTAAATTTCTTCTGAATGTGCGGTTTCAGCAGTACATCAGCAGTTAAATCTAAACGAGACCAGATCTTCTGTAAGAACTTTTCTGCGAATGGATTTCCCATAGCATTATCGTAGTACAAAGCTAAAATTCGTTGAGCAGTATCATCATCAGTTACATCAGTTCTGTGCGGATAAAGTGCTGCTAGTAAGACATCTAAAAAGTCTTTGTATGGTTGACCGTTGTGACAGTAACGTCCTAAGAATTTAATCTTTTCAATCTCGAAGGATTGAGAACTTTTCTCTGGATTAACAATTACGCCAAACATGTTCAATATAATTGTGGACAAAAGTGAAAAATTTACAGGCAAACAAGAATTAGTTAAAGTAAAAGAATCATCACCAAGAGTCAATGCGAAGTGAACGGGAATATTCAATTTTCGCAATGTATATTGGATCATAATCCAAGTACAAATACATTCTAACAACTGAAAATCGTAAGAACCAGAATCAACACCACCGTCTTTACGATAGGAGTGTCCATCAGGCATAACGAATACAGTATTTATGCATTGATCAGCTAGAGCCCAGAATAAACGTATCATCCCTTTTGGGTCGACATCAGATCCATCACCATAGTGAGAAAAATCTAAGTAATTAAATAAAATATTATACACGCGATATAGCAGCCAAGGAGGAATAGAAGTATCATATTTACTAAAATCCATGGATATAATATTAGGCATTGCACGAGTACGGACATATTGTTCGATCTTTTCTAAAAGTTTTCGATGACCACCTCTAAAAGTAGTGACTGAATACGCCATTGGAGTTTTTCCTTTTATGAACCATTTCCACAAGTTTCTGTAAAACATTGCTTGAAGAAGAAGTGTACAATAAGGCTTTCCCCATATAGCACGAGTCTTAACTTTATCGATAGTACAAATTTTGCCACGGGCAAAAACCATACTAGGAGGGAAGTGACAAGGTTTTCCTTTTCGTATAAGATGTTGCATAATACGAGCGTCTTTATGCGCGGAAGGATAAGCTTCAGTTTTTGTTTTATAACCACGATCTGTGTAGGGTAAACAAGGAGATGTAGAGCCAGGGAAGATATCAGGAGTTACTTCATCTATATGCATAACCGGAATTAATTCAGGTGGAGCAAAAGCGAAATATGCTTCTAAGCATATCTTATCCAAGAGTTCGTCTCGAGGTTCGTCTAAATATTTAACATTATATTCTGCTGTAGCAGCGTATAAACTATGTAGATCTGGAGAGCTTCTATGGTAGAGTTTGATTTGATTTCTAAGATGTTGAGGAACGGATTCTTTTATTACATCCCAGACGACGTCTGAGCCGAGAGGAGTTCTACTATAAGTAGAAAATCCCTTTCTTCGGTGCAAAGGGTAGATAGTCATGTC